GGAAACTCTTCCTTATAATTTCTGACACAATCAAGTAACACATTCTTCAGAAAGTAATCATCTGTGTCTTTCAGACTTCTACTTTCTGTAATGTTACCTGCTAGTGTGTTCTTTACTGATGTGCCAGGATATCTTGACTCTCTTTCAATCTTCCAGAGATAATCAATGATTTCTTGCTCCAAAGAAATTTCTAACCACCCTGATACAGGTGGAGAAACCGCATGATAATTAAACATACATTAGAAACTGGGTGCTTCTGGTAGTGCAGGACCTGTAGGCACTGCATTTAAAACCCCGCCACCAAGATCACCTAGTGATCCACCACCAAGTCCGCCTGGTAAAACAGACTCCATAATTTTGCTTTTTACATTATCTATTATAGCATCTTTTCTGATGAAAATGTATCCACCAAGTCCGACAACTGATAAAGACACGATACCGCTAGCTATAGCGATTCCATTTACGATTTTTTGCATGATTAACCTTTCTTTGGAGATTGAGGATTGATGACCAATGGTGCTTGTTCTAATCTAATAGTCTGTACGGGTGCTGCTTGAGTTGCTTTGTCAATCAACCTCTCCATATCTGCTTTAGATATATTACCATTAGGTCCGCTACCACCGCCAGGTGGCATCTTCATAGTTCCATCACCTTTCTTGCTAGCCGTTTGAATGCCGAAACTAGCTAAAACTCCTGTAAAAACCGAAGCTATAAAAGTTGGATCTATCTTTTGTTGTGGTACACCTGGTATAGCAACATAATTCAATGTTAGTATTCCACCAGACCATACCAAAACACCTAGACGCACAAAGGTACTAATAATAGCAGCTTGTTCGTCTTCATCAGGAAGAACTTTATCCTTGATTTTACCAAGAATACCTTTCTCTTCCTTCTTTACTTCTGACATAGAACTTTGTATTCTAGCCTTATTTAGTATCTAGGAATCCTTTCTTGATGAGTTTTTGCAACTCGGCAGTGCTGCCAGTGAAAATAGCGTTATTAGTAACATTATTTGTAGTGTTGTTTTTAGTCTCGTCAATTTCTTTTACCTTTTTTTGTAAATCCATCAACTTGTCTGCAATATCAGCAGTTGATTTTAACACTTGACCTGCTACTTCAAATGCTCTAGGAGATCCAGATTCATTTGCAACATCCATTATACCATCTAAAGTTTCTTGTCCCTTTTCTATTAAGTTATATAACTGTGCTCTAGAGTATTCATAGTCTTTATCTATCTCAGCACCATGATCTTTTTTTACAGGAACATCTTTGTGCCTATTAAACTTTCGTACATAAGCATGATCATCAGATGTAGTATTTAATGCGTCATCAATAGGTTTAGACATTAGACATCCTCCCTTCTAGTTGGACTGTAAATCTTAGAATCACTAAACATCTCAGTGCTCTCACTAAATCCAAAGTCATCTGCAGGTCCTGCATCTACAGGATCTGGTTGTACTTTATATCTCATTTCTCTCTTAGCAGTATCTGTCTCAGTATTAGAGTAGTAATCTACTTGAACTTTCTTGATTAGTCCATCTGTACTATCTGCGACAGGACCGAAGAGATAAGTTTTAGCATTAAAATTAAAAGTATACATCAAAACTCTTCTAGTTGAAAAGTCTGCTTCATACTCATCACTAAAATTAATATTTTCTAATACTATTGGTACATCTCTTTTCTCTCCAATAGAATTTACTAAGTCTATTGTAATATTAAATGCAGGTTGAAAGAATGGTAATATTTGTTCTACAATTTGCAATGCATCATCATTCAATTTTGTCATTACATTTAACTCAAATCCTATGTTATATGGGACAGGAAGATATACTTTCTTTGCCTTAGTATTGTCTGTAGTATCAACTGCCTTAAATGTTCTTGTTATACTAGATTTTCTACCAGGATCATATGCCATGTTATTCATTTCAAATGACATCCTAGGTAATGTTATAGCAACTGCTTTTGATAATTCTGCTTGCTGCTCTAATTTTGCTAAAAACTTTTGTTTAGGACCGTAAGTCAAAGGGACTTTAGTTTCACTAAGAGTTCCTCCATTTCTATCTTCATGCCTGATATGAATATCATTAAACAATGTACCGAAACCGATAATTGTTTTTCTTATAATTTCATGGTAAAAATAAGTACCTAACATTATACATCTCCAAAGGGATTAGATTCAGTGAAGTCTAAAAGTGCATCAGCAGCAGTTTCAAATTCTTCATTCATGTTGTATTCAGATCCTGCAGCATGATCACTCAAGTCATCAGTATATGAAAGAACTTGGTATCTTGCAGATGACGCAGTACCAGTTATAAACTCTCCTGCTCTGAAATCACCAGTATTTATTGTAATTTGTAATTCTCTAGTAACTTCGTTCCAACTTTGTACGAAAGCTTCAGTGCCAGAATCGGATCCAACTACTCTTTCATTTATATGATATGTTCCTATTCCTACACTTAGAGGAGAACTAACTGAGACAGTTGGAATGCCCTCATATCCAGAACCTGCATTAGTTAAGAATATGCTAGAAAGAACTGAGTTCTTTATTATTCCTACAGCAGTTGCTTGTACTTGACCTGTCTTAATACCTACAGTTCCTGTAGTTCCAATTCCAACATCTGATGGATGTTGTATAGTTATAATAGGTGCAGAAACATAATTAGAACCTGGTTGTGAAATTCTAATAGATCCAATACCTGTGTTAGTCAATGTAGCAGTTGCAGCAGCACCCACACCTGGCGTTCCAAATCCTATTGTAGGTGGTTCAGTATATGCAAAACCAGGATTGGTAATTGCAACAAAATCTATTGCATTGAGTAAACCTTTTTGAGTTGTAATAGCAACTGCCTGACCCATAGCATCTGATACACCTGCAGGTGATGGACTTACAACAATACTTGGTGGAGTTGTATATCCAGATCCATCGTCATTTAATGTAATTTTCTGTAATGCTCCTGACGGTGCAAATGTATCTACAGCTATTTGTGCTGTAGAACCAATACCTGCAAGAACAACTGTTGTAATGTTTCCTTCTTCACTTAATCTGCTATCAATCTGAGCAACATTGGTGTCGATAATTTCGTCTTGTAACTGGAAGAGTTCACATTGTAATTCATAAGTATAATTTTTACCTAACTGAAAGAAAGGCATCTCATGTTCTACATGTTTTATCTCAAATAATCTCTCTCCTAATGGGAAGAATATAAGATCTCCTTCTTTAGGTCTAGTTCCAAATAATAAATCACCATCTTGATCACCTTGTAAGTTAGTAGAGTTAAATTGAAATGGTGCTATAAAATCTTCAAACCTTTCTCTAGATATTGTTAGTGTAATTTCGTTCTGTAAATTTATACCAAACTTAGTCATTATATCACTACCTTTTGCATATCCTTCGTAGTTGTTTAGATATGCTTCCATCAAATAATTATCATTAAATTTAGATGACTGAACCTCACCTAAAATATCATCGGTAGCTATTTGTTTTCTAGGAATATAATACACATCAATTCCAAACATTTTTAAATGTTCATCTACCAGAGACTGAACCAATCTCTGTTCTTCGGGTGAACCGTGTTGGAAAAAAGGTGATACAGGCATTATCCAATCATGTCAAGTACAGGAACTTCATATGTAGATAGCATATTTGCTTCGAGTTCTCTTAACTCTAAGTCACCATCTTCATAAATTTGTCTACCATTTAATTCAGTTCCGCCAGGTAATTTTACTCCTTGGTATTTTATGAGGTTTTGTCCCCACTGTTTTTTAGTTTTTGCGACAACATATCTTTTTAAGAATGAGTCGTTATATACTGCAGCATAATTAGAAGGATCCATAATTCTGTAACACTCTATCAAAACATAATGATTTAATGTTGCTGCTGCCCAGTCAATATCTAAGTATAATTTATTATTTCTTTTATTAAATCTAACCATTGTTGATGTTGTCAACAAGAAGTTAATATCTTCTAGATATGTCTTTGTCATAGAGTAATTTAAAAGACCATCGTATCCTAAATTAAATGCAATATCATTTAAGAATAGTTGATATTTTAAATTAAACATACCGTTACTAAGTCCACTGCTATCAAACTGATGAACTTTTTCTATACCTATTACTGAGTCAGGAACTGTCAAGTAATTTGAGTTCTCTTCAAAATCTCCAGAGGTTGTTGTGCTAGTTGTAATTCCTGTAGAAAATCCACCACCTCTTGCTCTACCTCTTTCAATATCTTCTGTAGTTAATTGATATTTTAGAAATACTTTTTCTACACCATCAAAATGTCTCTCATAAAAATATTGTAGAGAGTCATCTAATAAATCATCAAACTGCTCATCAGCAACATTGATCTCCAATACAGGAGCACCAAGTTGTCTAAAAACATAATCTTGTAATGTAACTCTGCTACTAGGTTTTGCCATTAGAATGTACCTCCATCAATGCTATTTGTCCACTGTGGAACTCCAGAAGCATTTGTAGTCATCACATAGTTAGAAGTAGTTAAGAATCCTACAGTGCTTGCAGAACTAACCAATCTACCATCATCTTCAAAGTATGCCATACCGTTAGGACCGCTATATCCTATACCAGTGCTACCACCCTGATCAGAACGATAATATAAACCATTCTTGAATGTGGCATATCCAACGACATGAACATTGTCTTGAATTGTAACTTGACCTGCTGTAGAATCTAATACTAATTCACCACTATTAGTTGTTATCTTAGTAGTAGAACTACCTGCACCAATCAGAAGATCAGATATTGTACTGATCCCAGTTACGATCAAATTATTTAGAGTAGATATTCCAGTGATGTTTATATTTCTACCATCTATCTCATCATATACAACATCACCAACAACATTTAAGTT